CCAAGAAGATGAAAGCCCCACCTTTCAGCATAACAATAAGAGCTACCGATATAGCGCTCATAGTCAGCGCTAGAGGGTATCCACTTACCCCACTCGCCCCAGTCATCAACAGTCTGATTATAGACAAGCGTCCTATCAGCGAACGGGAAGTTGAACACAAAGAACACATAGCCATCAATCTGAACCTTAAAGGCCGTAGCATCTGAGACTTTTGAAAGCCCTTGAAGCTCCCTATCAAACCTTGTGCTTAACCGCTCAACGCTCTTACCCGCAAAACGTACAAGCCTGCGATTCTCGTCTAGCCAGTAGAGGGCGTTCTCGTCTTCTAAGATTGCATAAGGTGTAGAGCATCCAGACTCAATAAAGCCGCCCGGAATACGACTGAACGGCGTACTTCCATCGTTTTCCCAAATCTCTATAGAGCGCTGACCCAGCAAGTATATCTCACGATTAAAGACTTTAATTGCGTTAATTACATCGGGGCTACCGGCAGCAGATGCAAAGTTAAGGGCGTTCCAAACGGTCGGCGCATTGACATTAGACCAGTACATCGTGTTGGAGCCGTTCGTAGCTAAAATATACCCGTCTAAAAACTCAACGTGAGAAGCGTTTGTAGGAGCACCAACGGCGGTAATTTCAGCAGGCGTACCACCCACAGGCGTATAGACAATCCTGCCGCCATTAGCCGCATAGAAGTTAGTGCCATCAACCGTCATCGAAACAGGCACACCCTCGTTTAACAGCGGCGTAGCGGTAAGCTTAGTAACCACAGGCGTATTGGAAACGTAGGTAAGCTGATAGATATCCCCACCACCGCAGAGCATTACTACGTCCTTCTCAGCCCAATAGAACAAACCGTCCACGCCGACACCCAGGGCAGCGCTAGCAGTAAACAGAGCCTTAGAACCAGGCCGCTTCGTCGTCCCGCCGTTTAACGTGCGATAGCCATCAAACAAAGAAAAGTTGTCATCCGATAGCTCTATGCCGTCAACGCCCTTTTGAATCGGTGCGAATATGGGAAGTTTAACGGTAGGCATTTAATCCTATTACCTCACACGCTAAAATAAGTTCCCCACAATGAAATCTTGCGAGATGCTCCCAGACCCCAATTAGTAGTAAAGGTGTAATCTCTTGTGACAATGAAAGAGTGTGCTGCTACTAGTTGATAATAACCGGCGATAAAACTTCCGTCGTAATTTATACACGGGTTAATACTACTGTTTGGATAGCCAGTTGCGTGCACCGGTAAGGTTATGTTTATAACCGGATCGGCTGTGCCGCCTGTGGTAAAATCAAGATCGATATAAACCGTTACCAACTTACCGCGCTTGAGAAATCTTGCTTCGTGAACCGTCAGGCCACTTATCGTCATCGAACCAGCACCCGTAACAGTCGGAGTAAAGCTTAATATCCCGCTAGTATCGTTTGTAATTACAAAGTTAGTGCCATCATAAATAACCTCTAAGATGACCGATTGAACCCAAGTCCCAAGAGTCGGGTTAGTGCCATCTTGATTTACAATGTTTTTAGTACCTAAGCTGTTTACGTTGAGAGTGTGAGCTGTCGGCGTAGCCCCTGTACTACCAAGACCGCTACCAATCTTCATTCTAAACTTTTGCCCAGCTTTATAGGCCGATATAGCAGGAGATGCTGTAGCCGTTTGAGCAGTAGCGCTTCCCGCTGTCGTTCCAAGCCATCGAAAGTCCCCGTCCTGTACTTGACCAACAGATGCCGGCAGCGCTCGTGAAGATCCACTTAAAGCTGGATTTAAAAGCTGAAACTGAGTGCCGTCATATACTGCATTATGATAAACATTCTGCGCGATCTCGCCGTTAACTAACGCTGCGTTATTGTACTGAACTGCCCTTGCGCCGAGGCTGTTAATGTTTAAAGTTGTAGCGCCCGTAGTAGTGTTTGCCGCTTTAAATCGAACGTGCTGACCCGTTTCATAAGCCGTTAAAGCAGGAGAGAGGTTGCCGGTAATAGTATTTGTTCCAGCTACACTTGCTAACGTTTGAAATCGCTCGCCCTGCACATCCGCCACAGTAGGATAATCCGTCAACCGAAACGCACCACCGTGATAGGTCGCTGTATAAAGCTGACCAGCTATTAAATCTCCTGCTTGGAGACTAGACGGTGTTGCCCCTTTAACGAGGCTAACTGCTGATAAAGAATTGAACTGAAGAGTAGTAGCGCCAGTGTTAGTATAACCAGCAACAAAGGAGATGGTCTGTCCGTTCGCATAGCTTGTCACCGTAGCTGGAACACTCACCACCTGCGCGTTAGCAGAACCCGTTGACGTACCGCCGTACAGAACGGTCGTGTCATCAAATCCATACAGAAGGTTGTCCAGAGTATATAAAGTTACATCCGCACTAGTCTTAACAACAAACTTATACCGCCCGTCTGCCCAAACTTGAGCCTTACCATACGCATCAAGAATAAGCGGGTTAGTCGCCGAAGTTGATTTATCTGCTGCGGTAAACAAAGATACCGGCGTGGTCGTACCAGCGGCATAAGTAAAAACCTTACCAGCGGCCAAAGGCTGACCGTTGTTATCTGTAAGACCGCTCCAAAGAGACTCTACCTGTACCGCCGTTGCCATTACTTAAACGCCCCTTCACAAAACTCTAAATCAGCCCTATCTCGCTCGCCGCCCTTAGCTTCGGCAAAGTTGCTCTGATACTGCCGCTCAATCTCCCTGCGCTCCGCTAGCGGGATGCCGTACTCGAATGATAGTGCGTGAGCCAGCCCGAATGTCAGGGCATCAGCATACCGCACCGGAAAATCAGGATTGCCGTTAGCCGTATCAAAGTCTTTAAGCTTTACAATCCCAGTAAAATGAATCGTTCTAGTCTGCTGCGGCACCGGCCACACATACAGCGTAGGGGTAAGCTGAGTATTAAGCGCCACCACCGTCGGGTCGCCCTTGCTAGTCTTGTCCTGTATGTCCCAATACTGCCGCCACGCAGCGACCTCAATCCTAGTATCGATGTTATCAATCCGAAGATAAGCCCTATCAATCGCGTATAGCGGGGGCTCTAGCGTAGCCAAAGAGTAACTAGCCACATTAGCCGTAAGGGTCTGAGTAAAATCCCTAAGCGTCCACAAGAAAACGTGTTTACTCTGCCAGCTCTTTACTAGCGAGTTTAGGGCGATAACGGCCTGCACCATCATCTCACCAGGCAAAGTCTCACCAGGAGGCAGCTTACCAATAATACGATACGCCCGCTCGATAATCTCGTTACGGGTAGTATTAAAATCGTAGTCGCTTAGTGCCATATCGCCCTAGAAAAAGGGGGGAGCCCCATACAGGCGACTCCCCCAGTACAACCTACTTCTGCATTGTGTACTCAACCGTCAAGCGAACCACCGTACCCACGGTCGGGGTAGCGATAGAAACCGCAAGAATGTCGATTGTGTCCTCTGCTGTATAGCGATGACCATGCCCTACATGGGTATTGTCACGTGCTACGGCGCTAGCAGTAAAGGCCGTTGAAGTAACGAAACGGTCGGTATCCCCGCCATCTCCTACCGCAAGGTTTGCTGTAGCACCTACACCCGCAGATGATGTTAGCTTTACGCCAAGCACCGCTGCCTCTGCTGGTATCTTTATCATCTCAACAACGTCATTGGTCGCAAACCCAGTTGGGATTGTGAACTCAGAAGTCTGAGATGTCATATCAATACCGCCACGAGCCATTATGGTCGTAGCTACTTTTGTTCCCTGAAACGTTGGCATATCTTAGTCCTCCTTAATTACACGCCAGCTACGTTAGTTCTTGAGAGGTAAATCCCAAGGCTTCCGTAATCGAGCGAGTTAAACTTCGACTTAGCTACACCAGCGATCATCGATACTCCGTATCCTTCCTCGTTCTTGTAATCGAACGTCTCCTGAATTACTTCAGGACGCTGACCCCAAGCCCAAACAAGAGACTGAGCACCCATGAACACAGCCTTAGTCCAAGGAACGTTAGTTCCTGAACCAGCATCTGTTCCAATAGCGCAGTTCTCATGCTCGTGGATTACAACTCCGTCCCAAACAGCCGCAGCGCCAGTAAACAGAGGATTGGTCTTACCCCGCTCCTGAGCCTCACGCTGAGCCTGCTGATAATCGCTTGACGACTTGAGGTCGAAAAGCGCATCTGGATGGAGGAGCAATACGTAGTATTCCTTACCCTCGACCTTTACAGGACGAAGAGGAATGTACGTACGGTTTCCGCCAGTCTTAGCAAACGCCTTAATGAAGCTAACGAAGTTCAAAGTGAGCTTTGAATCTGCTGCTACAAGTGCGCTCTTTGCTGTTGCTGCTGTTCCGGTAGCCAAGAAGGTGCTTGCGCCCGTCTTGTAGAATATCTTGGAAGGGTCAACCGTAGCTCCTGCACCAACGCCGATAGCGTCAAATGCAAGCTGGTCTTGCTTCTCAGACATCCAATCCTTGATTGCATTACGAGCCTCGTCCGAGATAGAGAACATGGCGCGCTGACGCGACATAGCTCCATCATCACGGACTGCATGGCGGTACTGCTCAAGAGTTACCGAGTTGCTATGAGTAACAAGCCTCTCTTCGTTCCCTTCGAGAACCTGGCCGGAAGTAACTCCTGCGCCTACGAGCCTCATGCGGAGACCGAAAGTAATCTTGTCGCCCTTGTCCTTAGTTAGCTGCTCCTTGGACTGAACGATTGAGTCCGATCCCGAACCAGTAAACTTGCTAAAGTAAGACTCTTTAACGGAGTCTCTGTATAGCTTCTCTTCCCACGCCTTTTTAGTAAGGTCGTTAGAAGTGCTAAAGTTTGTCTTAGCCATTTTAATCCCTAAAAGTTTTTAGCCTTTCAGGAACTCCTCCAGCTCAGAGTCGCTCATCAAGGAAGGGTCAACAGTTCGGTTACCCGAAGCCTGTCCAGTACCACCCGCTGCTGCTGTAACTTGGGGTGACTGTCGCAGAGCCGATGACACATTCTTCAGCACGTTCTGTGGTAAAGCTTTGCGCTCCTCCAGTAATTGCTTCGTATAGGGTACTAGCTGCTGAAGCGCCTGCTCCATAGCTCTTACCTTCTTCTCAGCACTAGCTCTTTTAGCTAGCTGGATTAGCGTCTCGGGAAGCGCCGCTTGGTAAGGATTCCTTACAAACGACTGAACAAACTGTTCAGGCATACCATCTTCAGCCAATGACTGAGCGATAGCCTCTAAATCAAGATTGTCCTGCCCGACATGATGCTCTAACAGTACCTGCGCCTGATGTGCATTGGTTAAGGCTTCTTCTTCTGCCTCTGCCTCTTGAAGCTTCTGTTGAGCCATCTCTACCTGCCGCGCTTTGGCGTAGGCTTGAGTCGGTGACTCTAACCACTGTTCGTCAAGATTCTGAGTATTGTGAGTTATAAACTCCCGAAGCTGCCTCTTAACCTCTGCGAGATCGCTTGTGCGTCTCTTTAAGAGTAATTCCTGTCCTTCGACTCGCTTCCTCAAAGCCTCATAGTCCTCACGGCTAACTTGAGCCTGAAGCTTCTGCTGCTCCTCTGGTAGCGGGTCGCTCTTCTGTTCTGTCTTTGCTTCGGGGTCAGCTTGCGGTTGTTCTACAGGAGCTTCCTCTGTGGTATCATCAGCGTTCAAAAACGCCTCAATATCCTCATCGGTTGCCTCATGTAGCTCAACGAACTCCTGACTCGTTCCCTCTTGAGTTGTCTCTACGCTCTCACCTTCCATCCATCACCTTACATTATCCCAGGCCCTGTATTGGGCTCATTCTGGGGCTGTTCTTCTTGCGGTTGCTGGATAAGAAACTTTTGCTCTACCGACGGCGGTATGATGCCCTGTGCCACGAGGGTCTTTAGTACCTCGGCATCTGCTGTATCTTGCTGGGCTTGTGACTGTGCTTGCATCTGCTGCGCCATCATATCCATCAGTTTAGTACGGACATCGGCAGGCATGTCAGCGAACTCCAATAGCGCCTCCGGCGGTATCGGCTGACCACTCTTGGCCAGGTCCGATAGAAGCATAAACGTTGATAGCCTCATGCTTGGCGACCAGTTGCTCTCTGTAATCTCAACATCGTAAAGCTCTAGGTCGGTGGTGTTTAGCATGTCAGCAATATCTTGATCGCTGAATCCGTCCAGCGGCTGACCACCTAACTGTACCTGCTCCTTACTGTTGGCGTTCCTCACTATTCTAATAATCCGCTCTGGATTGTAATACTTCTGAATAAGCTTAATGAGCAGGCGACCTAACTTTTGCTTGGCAAATGAGAGATTATCAAACAGATACTCCGAGCCGAGAAGCTTATCGTTCCTGCGCTGGATAAACAGAGATGCCGACTCATTAGCCCCGTTAGGGTTAATGATGATGTTCATGCTATCGGTAATCTCGTTCTTACCGACCTCCATTAGCTGAATAAGCTCACTTGGGAACTTAACACCCTCGACTCGCTGCGGAGCGCGATTGACATCGTTAAGCTCAACCATAAAACCAGGGCTACTGGCTACGCGCTTAAACTTCTCCTTCTCGTTATCAGGGAACGTACTAGCATCAAAGAACCAGCCATAAGCTGACATCTTGTTGCCAATATCAAGCGATAGAGAAAACTGCTTGTTGATATACTTCTGCGGGTCTTTAGCTCCCTCAACCTTGCCCCAGAACTTAGTACCGCGCTTCTTAGCGTAAATAGGGATAACAAAGAAATCATCCACCGGAAGCTCAGCCGGATACTCATCAGATAGCACCACGCCACCGGCGACTTTAGTCACCCTAAACTTAGTGATGTTATTCTCGATAACAAAGAACCCAGGCAGAGTCCTAGCGCTCCTAATATCCTTAGCGTCCCAGCCGTAAGCATTAAAGTAAAAATCCTCAGCGGCGTTAGCTATAACGGAAGCCTTCTCGTAAACCTTCCGCCAGCACTCAAGAATCCGGTACTCCTTGCGCCCAATGTCCACCATGACATCATCGCCAAGAACCTGAATGTTATCGCTCTTACCGTACTGGTCGGTTGCGTACTGAATATGCGGCTGGTCGATTATGTAATCGTCGTAATCCTTGTCGATGTCCTCTGCCTTGTCCGGCCAGAGCTGCTTAATCTTAGCTTTGGAAAAGAACCGATGCTTAATCAGGTACTCGCAGTCCGATAGGTCAAGCTTCTCATGCGGCCCGAACACCACGTCCAGGTAAGGAAACTTCTCAACAATAACCTCACCACGCAGGTCGTTATCAAACTTTACATATACGTTAAGCAGACCCCGCCCTGAGATAACACTATCCTCAAACGCTGCCGACTCCTCCCTCGGAAAGAAACACCGGCTAAGGATATGCTTTGTAGTAATGTTAAGCAGGTCAGCTACCTTCTGGTCACCGCCCTCTTGAGGTATGTACCGAATGTCCGTACGCTCCTGGCGCTGCATACCGCAAATCTGGTCAACGTTTTTCTCAATCTTGTTAATAGTGACCGCAGCTCTCGACAAGCTCTCGAGCCTCGACTTCTCCGTGGCATCCCAGTGATCTCCTGAATAAAACTTTTCTGATTCCTCTGCTTTCTTGATTGAATCTCTCTCCAGGTCGCGGCCAGCCTTAAATAATTCGCGTACGTCAGAGAGGATCTGTTCATCCTCCTCCTTTTTTTTTGCTGCCTTAACAACGTAATCCTGAATCTCGTGGGTATGCCCATCAAGCGCCGGTTCCACTAACCAAGCCGCAGGAGACCCTGGGGCAATCTCGTTCCCCATCTCATCAACCTGGGGGTCAACGGCGGGCTGATACATAATCTCATGGGTATGGCCAAGCTCCGTCGAGCAAAGACCAACACCAGTCTCATCGTTCAAATAAACGATGTGGCTATGCGCCGCTCTACCTAACCCAACACGAGAGAGCTTTTTAAGTTGCTTCATACGTACAGCCAGCTATCCCTACCGCCTTCGACCTTTTGACCAAACTTCCCTTCCCACCTATCTTCCTCAGGAGTGAGAACAAACTTGCCAAAACGAAAGTCTTTAATCATGTCGTATATGTACGCCACGCCATCCAACGCATCATCGTGCCAAAACGGAAACTTCTGCATCTCAAGCTTTAATCTTTCCCGATACGCGCTCGGCACCGCCGTGCTGATATGCAACTTCCCGTTAAGCAAAGGCCATTGTAATGCTGATTCAATCCTCTGTTGCTTTGTTCTACCGCCAGGTCGAAGCACAACAAGGCCTCCATTCTCAACTGTAAGACCTCTGCTTCGCGCATGTAAGGCTTTTGCGATATGAACTTCAGCCGTGCTAATTCCAACCTTCTCGACTCCAATCTGTCTTATCTGACCGTTTCGCAAGAACATCCGCACAACATTGTCGAGCGCTTCCGCTTCCGTCATCGGCTCAACCATCATGTCTAATATAAACACCCTGCTTGCCCCTACATCGTCACGAAACGGCTCCACCCCTGCCACTACTATCGCCCACGAGTCACCCTGCCTCTTATCGCTCTTCCTCTCTCCCGCTGGGTCAATCGCCATGAACTTAAACAACCGCTGCGGAATCTCTGCCGGTGTCACCTCCCTAAGCATCTCCTTGTCTAGCTTCTGAGTACCTTGCGGAGTCGGGTCTAATAGCTGCTGGCTAAAGAACATCTGCTTGTTAATTCTAAGCTCTGCTAGCCGCTCCTCGGGCAGATAAGCGCTCTTACCATTGGGCAACCCATCCACCGTTGCAGGCTTGACCCTGGTCGTATAAACCGGCTTGCCGTCAGCCGTGACTTTGTTCCTCAGATTTACCAGCAAGTCCTCGTGGTGATACGTCGTGCCAATAACCTTATGCCACCCGTCAATCGTTCCAAGGTTCTGACTCATGTCAAAGCTATCCTTTAGCTTAGCCATCACCTCCGGACTGTTCACCAGGTCAGCCGTCACCACGTCGTCATAAACACGGCCAGAGAAGTGCTTACCGGTCGGCATACCCTCTACCAATCCCCAAGCCTCTAACGTAGCCTCCTTGTAAAAGCCCTTACGCTTCACAATAAGCCCGTCCGTCTCGCTCCACTTCTCAGCCTCAGTCCGCGGCTCCTGGTACAGCACATCAGGGAAACAAGCCTTCAACAGCGTGCTCCCCTCTAATATCTGCTTAATCCCGCGGAGTATCGACAAAGCCGCTGGCCTGGAATACGAAAAGATACCTATCCGCTCCTCGGGATTCCTAAGAATCTGCCGAATAGTTTCCCCTTGAGTAATTATCGTGGTCTTTCCATGCTCACGCGCCCATAGGTCTAAGGTGTGACTCCTCTGCCCAGTCTGCACATCCCAACAGCAATCCACCCACCACGGGTGATTGGCTATCGATACCCGCATCCCAAAGTAAATTAAGAACCACAAGTCTTCTTTAAACAGAGCCTTACAAATGTCGTTGGTCGATACCCCCTGCGCCCGAAAGTCCCGAAATATATCCTCGTAGCGTTTGGCATACTTTATGTTAGGAATCCGATTCCAGCCGATACCATCGATTTCAAGCAAATACTTTTGCTCAGTGTTTGACATTGTAGATAATCCTTAGCTGGCAAGGGTTGGCTCTTAACTCATGCCGCCGCTTAAACACCCCGCGTATCAACTGGCGCCGGTCTATACCCAGCAAGTCACACACCCAGTTGCAGCTCCCTACATAACGCCGGTTATCCCTGAGCAACCAAAACCGATCCTTCTCCTTGAACTTAGTCAGCTCTTTAACCCGCGGGTTACCAAGTGAATTGGCAATAGCTTGAGCCAAACTGTAAGCCCACATCTTCGCTTCGGGGATAACCATCATCTCCCCAATAATGTCCCCAAACTCGTCGGGCATGTAATCCGAGTGCCTAGTAAGCTGATGCTCGATAAACTTTCTTGTCCTATCCGTCTTCACCCCTACAGTCTATCAGCTCTAAAAAAGCCGTGTTAAAAACACCCCAAAAAAAACGATCTTTTTACTTGGCACCAGATCAAGACCTAGAGTAAACTCATCTCAGCGTCGAACTGTGTGGCGGGTAGTCAGCACAGGGAGCTTAAAACTACTACAGCGAGTGCCTGGTAAGCGTAAGCCCCAGGGTGACAGGAAGACCCTCTCACGGCTCCGGTTTAATTATTTTTGCCGACCCACATAGTCCCAGTGTTGGAAGAGGAGCATTGGAGACTAGAGTTAGTGAACCCCTCTGAAACTATCCGTTAGGTCGGATAGAGTAGTCGTAAACAGTAACTTGTTTGCGATGGCCAGATGCTTGAAACATCAGCATCCAAGCGGCTAGGACAAGGGCGACCAGATAGAGACTAAACGGGTAAGGACTCTAACCGACCTACCTTGGCAACAAGGCTCGACCTCTCAAACCTCAGTCATCGACGGGTTTTCTGTATAGCTTGGCTTTCACTGTATCCCTAGTTGGAAACGGTGATCCCAAACTATACTTCCTAGTCATCCCCTCAACCCTAGCCCCCAATGACCCAGTAGATAGATAGATACGCGTCAGATAGATCCCTACCTAACTAGATACCAAGATAGATACAGCTAGAGGATATAAATACCCTGCAAAACGATCAAAACAAACGCTGCTTTGAATGTGGCCACCCAGCTAGCCACCAACACCACGTCATCCCCAAATCACTCGGCGGTAAAAAAACCGTCCCCCTTTGTAGCTTCTGCCACCCTAAAGCTCATGGTAAACACGGCTACTGGGGGACTTCAGAGCTAGCTAAAGAGCGCGTCTTGCGGCTAAGGGCTAACCGCCAATGGACAGGAGGAACCGCGCCATACGGGTATAGCATCAGCCCTAACCGCCGCCTCGTCCGCATAGACAGCGAGTGGCATGTGCTCAAGTTCATCCTAGTCAAATCCCTACTCGGCGTATCCTTTGCTAAGATTGCTACCCAGCTAAACGAGATGGGCATAAAAACTAAAAACGGTGCCGCCGCATGGACTCGCTGTGTGACAAAACAAATTGTGCGCCGCCGACAAAAATATAAGTTCGTGAACAAGCGCACCAGAGCGCCGTTCTAAGCGGCCATAGAAAAAATCGCGCGGACTTTCGGATGGGTCTTAATTAAAGTTGGATGGTCATCGCTCGAGACCCCGCCGGCCTACCCCCCCGCCCCCCTGCCTGCCTGCACCTGGCCGCTCGCTCGCTCGCTCTGCGCCTCCGCTCTTCCGCCGCTAGCGGGTGGGTGGTGGCTGGCTGTGTGGTGCTTGGCTGGCTATCCGGCTAAGAAGCGGGGTGATACCCGCAAAAGGGGTCAGTAAGTTTGAGGGGTTATAAAGCTTTGACCGATAAAGGTTATTATCGCTCGCCGTATGTATCCAAGTTAAGCGCCAGCGCTATCGTTTGTTGCTGTACGTTGCTAGTACTCTCGCCTCTTTCCAGCCGACCGTGCTTGTTAACGATGTCATAGCTACAACTCAACGCGCGAATGTCGGCCGCCTCTATTTTCGACGGATTT